ATACGATAGCACTACAAATACTTTATCTGTTCCAAGTATAATTGCCACTTCCGCTTTGACAGTGAGTGGTAGTACAAACTTAGATTTTCCAGAAGGTTCACAATTCTTAGTTAGAAATGACGTTGGTGGAAATTTAATAAATACAACTTCTCCAATCTCTGGAAGAAACCAAATTACTATTGGTAATTTAGATGCCTCAAAAGATACTACAGTAACCATTCAAGGCGCTGGTGATGACTACTTTAATGTAACAATTCCAACAAGCGGAACAACAGCACAATTTACATCAATTACAGCTTCTTTGAATGGAACAGCTTCTTATTCATTAGATACAGATCTATTCGACGGAAGAGACAGTACAACTTTTGCTTCAACTGGTTCTAACACATTTGTTGGTAATCAAACTGTAACAGGAAATTTAAATGTTAGTGGTGTAATAGATGCAAGAGGAATTCCATTTGCTTCATCATTAACTTCACTAAGAAGATCTATACAATTATTTCCTGGTGCTGGTAGTATGATGAACACTGTAAGTCCTATAGATAGTACTGCTAACTCACCTTTTGCACAAGGCGGCACAGTCACTCAAGCTTTCAGCAATGGGTATGCTATTATAGGCTGTACACAAGCTACAACAGCAACTTATGGTATAACAACACAAGATGTTGGAAGCACTAAAGTATTATGTACACCCCAAAGAGGACCAAGTTGGAAAGGTAGCTTTAGGACAGGAAACGATCTAACTTCTAAAAGAATTTTCGTAGGATTTGAAGAATACGCAGGTAACAAAGACGCAGACGATCCAGCAAATGGCTATGCTCACTTAAGTTATTCAAGCGTTAGAGGAGATTCAACATTTAAAATAATTACAAGAACCGCAAATGGTGTAGGTTCTCAAACTTTAATAGATACAGGAATTTCTGCATCTATAAGTACAAACTATTATTTTGATATGAAATTGACTTCTGGTTCGTTTGCTGTCACATTAACTAGTGGTTCTTCAACTTACGCTGGTTCTGTTACTTCAAGCTTACCAAATGTAACCGCAAGTTTGGGAGTTTGTGCTGCTGCTAAGAATGCTGCCTCTGTTTCAAGAACATTTTCAATTTATTTCCTTGAATTTAACGATAGTTAGTTTTTAACCTATTTATAGTTAATGGCACGAAAAAAGAAAGTAGATACTGCATGGCAACAACCAGCAACGCCTCCACCACCCTTATTTACAGGTGAAAAAGAGCGCAACCTTGTTAAACAGGTCAATGATGAACTTATTGAGAGAGTCATTGGTCAACAGGTTGCATACTTTGCTATAGACATAGATCGTTCAAACTTTCACCCTCTTTATGGTGAAGCAATACAAAAAACATTCCTTCCTCCAATAAGAATCTATGCTCTTGTAAAGTGGGAAGGTCAAACTCAAGCATTTACACAAAACGTTGGTATCGATAAAGCAACATCAATAGAAATTCACTTTCACAAAAAACGTCTAACAGAAGATCAAGACGTTTTTGTTCGTGAAGGTGATTTTGTACTTTATGGTGATCGTTATTACGAAATCGCACAAACCTCAGAACCAAAACAATTATTTGGACAAGTAGAAAATAAATTTGAGATAATGGCAAAATGTATTAGAGCAAGAGAAGGAATGTTTAATCCTCAATTTGTTGCTAACACAGTTCCAACAACAAGAGTTACAACATCAACTTCAACTGGTTCTAATTCTGGTTATAATCCAACATCTACTGGCTTATTTACAAATGTAATTGCAGAAAATAATTTAACAGTTAAAAACAATACTTATCTTGGCGATAACCCAAATGATACAGTAATAATAACTGGCTCTGTTTACATTAGCGGAAGTTTACTTGTTAATGGAAGTACATTCTCCTTATCAAGTTCTGCTGTTTCAAACAAAACAATTTTGATTACATCAAGCTATGCAGTGCAATCAGATGATTATTTTATAGGCGTAGACACAAATTATACAGGTATAGTTATAACTTTGCCTTCTCTTGCTTCAACAACAAACGGAAGAATACTTCACATAAAAGATGAAAAAGGCTTTGCTGATGTTGGATTGGAAGTAACCGTCTCAGCTTCTTCTGGTGATTTAGTTGACGATGTTCCTTATGTTGTAATAGATGTTGACCACGGTTCATTAAGTTTATACAAATCAACAAATGGATGGAATCTATTCTAATGGGATACAAAACATTTAAATCTAAACCAAAAATGGTAGGAGATCAACAAGTAACAAATCGTGTCAAGGCAGATTATTTTGAATCTACTCTTTTTAAAGTAGATGGTCTTATAATTAACAGAACTATTGTTTCTTCATCGTATGTTATAAGAAAAACAGAATACTTTATTGGTGTTGATACAATAAATACAACTAGTTCAATAACAATTAGTTTGCCATTTGCAAGCGGTTCAGTAAACGGAAGAACTTACATAATCAAAGATGAAGGTGGAATGGCAGAAACAAAACCAATAATTATTGATACACAAAATGGCGATACAATAGATGGAGAAGGTACTGTAATTATTGAATCTCCTTATGCTTCTTTAAACATTTATACAGACGGTAATTCAAGGTGGTTTATTTACTAACAAACTTTTTTTGTTTGTCAAGTGCTTTAGATAAATAATCTTACTACTTAGTAATACGGCACATAGTCTAACAGTTTCGGCTTTTATACTATGTGCCGTTTTTCATTAGGAGCAATCTAAATATGGCATATAAATTTCAATTAGGTAAAGCCAAACTTTCTGGTTCAGTTGAGCTTGCTGAACAACTCAAAGTCCAATCTGGTGGTCTTCAAATCACTGGTTCCGTTTTACTTCCAAACGACTCAATTCAAAATGCAGAACTTGAAAATGACTCAATAACTGTCAACGGTTATGCAACAGCCCTCGGCTCAAGCGTAACACTTGATACAGACGACGTTGCTGAAGGTGGAAGCAATCTTTACTGGACTGAAGCTCGTTTCGACGCAAGCTTAGCCACAAAAGACACTGATGACCTTGCAGAAGGCTCAAATCTTTACTACACAGATGCAAGAGCAAGAGCTGCTGTTTCTGTAACAGATGTAAGCGGTGACGGTTCACTTTCTTATGACTCTGCTACTGGTGTTATCACATACACAGGCCCATCAGCCTCTGAAGTAAGAGCACATCTTTCTGCTGGCGATGGTCTTAGATTTGCTGATGGTCAATTTGCTGTTTCATCATCAATCGCTGGTGCAGGTCTTGCTTGGAACGCTGGTGTTCTTAGCGTAGACACTGCTGAAATTGCTGAAGGTCTTTCTGGCTCAGTAGAAGCAATAGTTGATGCACACTTAGTAGGTGGTACTGGTATTACTTACTCTGCTGGTGACATTTCTATCAACTTCTCAGAATTTGATTCTGGTGACGTTGTAGAAGGTTCAAACCTATTCTTCACAGACGCAAGAGCAAGAGCAGCAGTATCAGCCGTTGACGCTGGTGGTGATGGTTCATTCAGCTATGACTCAGCTACTGGTGCATTTACTTACACTGGCCCATCTGCTGCTGAAGTAAGAGCACATCTTGCTAGTTCTGATTTTATCAGCTACGTTTCTGGTACATTTAGCGTTCTCGGCGCTAGCTTTACTGGTTCAGCAAGAAGCACAGTATCAGCAATAGCAAACGGTGGTCTTGCTTACAATTCTGGAAGCGGTCAATTTGGTATTGCTAGCTATGCTGCTGGAAATGGTCTTTCAATCACTTCTGGTACATTTGCTGTTAACGTAGATGCTTCATCTATCGAAATAGCTGCTGACACATTACAAGTCAAAGCTGGTGGTGTTACCAACTCAATGCTCTCTGGTGGTATTGAAAATGCTAAACTTGTCAATAGCTCAGTAACAGTAGTAGCTGGTGACGCACTTAGCGGTGGTGGAACAGTAGCTCTTGGCTCATCAATAACTCTCGATGTAGAAGTTAACGGTGATGCTCTTGAGATCTCTGGCGACCAAATCGCACTTAAGTCATCTATCTCTGGCGACAGAACATTTGCAAACAATGTAACAATTAGCGGTGATTTGACTGTAAATGGTACAACCACTTACATCAATACCACCAATTTAGTTGTTGAAGATGCACTTATCCAAATTGCCTCTGGTTCAGCATTCATGGCTGGAATTGGTCTTGAACTTGGTACACAACACTCACTACAAACTGTAGCTGCTTTTGCTGATGTTGGAAATGCTCTTTCCTCATCACTCCCATTAGTAGCTCCAGCAATGAAAGCTGATTCATTCTACGGTAACCTCGTAGGTTCAATGCAACTTTCTGTTGAAACCAAGAGCGCAAATGCTACAATCAGCAAGAACGTAACCAGAGCTACAGCTAACATCACACTTACTCTCCCATCTTCACCAGTAGTTGGTCAAGAGCACAGAGTCAAGTGCTTTGTAGCTGATGGTTCAAATCCAGCAGTAGTAGTTGAAGCACAATCTGGCGCTTCAATTGAAGGCGAAGCTTCCGTTACCCTCCAATCATACGGCGCTGCTGTATCCTTGGTATGGGACGGTTCTGCTTGGATGATCTTCTAATCCTTATACTTTTGTATTTGGTTTAGTTCCAACAACAAAGTGGTGGCACTCTTTCGGGGGTGCCACCCTTTTTATTTGTTTAATACTATTTATTTCATGGCATTCAAATTTTATAAAGGCAATGAAGTTATTGGAGACTTGGTTGCTGCTGATGATCCTCAAAAAGATACAAAAATAGATTTTTCAAATGATAAAATTGATTTTATTGTAAGCGGAACTATTGTAGCTTCTGTTACACCAAATCAATTTAGCGCATCAGTATTTGTAGGAAACGGTTCTTCATTAGAAGGAGTTTCTGGAGGAGGTGGGAGTAGTGGTGACATTACTTCTGTAACAGCAGGAACAAATTTAACAGGTGGTGGAACAACTGGTGCTGTTACAATTAATTTAGCAGATAACATAACATTAACTTCAATTACATCTTCTCTTTTTGGAACTGCATCTTACGCAAATAATTCTGATTCAGCATTAACTGCTTCTTATTTAAATCAACTATCGCAGCCTGTTATAGTTACTGGTTCTTTGCTCGTTTCACAAAGAATTAAAACCAATCAATACCAGACTTCACTAGTAACTTTAACTGATGCTGCAACAATAACATGGGATGTTTCAAGTGGTTCAATAGCGCAAGTAACATTAGGTGGTAACAGAGCTTTAGCTGCAATTACCAATGGTTTAGCTGGGTGTGTTTATACATTGATTGTAAAACAAGATTCGGTAGGCTCAAGAACTTTAACATATGATTCAAGTTATAAATTTGCTTATGGAGTAAAGCCAATCTTATCAACAGTAACTAGCTCTATAGACATTATGACATTTGTTTATGATGGTACTTCTTCATATGGTGCGGTACAACAGGATTTTAGATAATGCTTCTTCCAGCAATGTTTTGGGGTGGTTCATTGCCAAGATTAGTTGCAATGACAAGTACAACCAAATTAGCTTACACATATGATTATAAAACATGGACTGAAACGCCAGATTTAAATTTAAATTACGATGTTGGCGTAAGAGGTGTAGCATTTAATCCGATAGATAATGTCTTAATGATTTTGTGTTATGTAACAAATGTGTCTTTTTTAACTCACACAACTAGATTAACTTCAATAAAAACTTACGATAAAAAATCAACCTATTCTGTAAAAGGTTCTCCCGCTGGTGGCTACTATCCAAATGGAGTTACAAAATTGTTTTATGACTCTGGTAAATGGATGTGGGGTTTTATAAATAGTCAAGCTGCTTTGTCTCAAAATAATGGAACAAATTGGACAGGTTTTAATACATGGAGTTCTAGCACTACAAGAAATCCACAAGTAGTTAGGTATTTTGCTTCTGCTAATAGATACATTACTTGCTATCCAAACGTACAACAAATTGGCGTATCACCAGTTGGTTCGTTCAATAATGCTACATGGTCTGTTGTTGCTACAGGGTTTACAAATAATACTAGGTATGTAGCAGAAGGAACTACAGGAAATTATTTAGCTCTTGGCGGTTCTTCAACAGTAGGACAAATAGCTACTTCAACAAACTTAACTTCTTGGACTGTTAGAACTTGGATCACTGGAACGCCTTTACCAAATTGGGCTGTTTGGAATGGTACTACTTGGGTTGTTGTAGCAAACGGTGGTAACATAGCAACATCAACGAATGGTATAACTTGGACGAAGCAAACAAGCCCAACTGTAAATAATTTAACTTGGGTTGATTGGAATTCAAACGACAATCAGTTTGTAGCTATAGGAAATGCTATGACAATTTTAACATCTCCAAACGGAACAACTTGGACTCAACAACCAGTTACAACAACTAACTTTCTTTCAAGTACTAACCCTATTCAAATAGCGAGAATAAGATGAAAACACTAACACAAGAAGAATTAAATAGTTTATTACAACTACATCAAGATTTATGGAATGATTTAGAGACAGGTAAAAGATTAGAACTAGACGATTATAATCTTCAAGGATTAGATTTTTCTAATAAAGAACTGCGTTCTTGTAGATTAGTTAATTGTAACTTACAAAATTGTAATTTTTCAAATAGTGACATTTCACATTCAGAGTTTATGAAATCAGATCTTCGTAATGCTAATTTAAATGTAATTGCAAGTATTGGAACTGATTTTACTGATTGTGTTCAATAATTTGGTTTTTTATAAAAATGCCTACTATTTATCTTTGATTACTATTAATTATTATTGGAGAACGATTTAATGTCTTCTTTGTTAGAACAAGCAATTATTGATGCAACAGCACTTAAGGAAGCCGCTCTTAAGAACGCAGAAGCACAAGTATTAGAAAGATACTCAACAGATGTAAAAGAGGCTTTAAGAAATCTTTTAGAACAAGAAGAAGGATTTACTGAACCATCCGCTACAGAGCCAACAGGTGTAGGTACATCTGCTGTCGGTATGGGTGGCGACCAAGCAATGGGTGGTGGAGCAAATGTAAGAAATCAAACACCATCAGCTTTCAGAGATAGTCAAAAATTATGTGCGTGCCCAGAAGAAAAAGAACAAGTAACAATTGATTTAAATCTTTCTGATATTGAAGACATGGCAAATGAAGCAGGAATTCCAGTTGGTGGCAACATGCCAAATCCAGCTACATTAGGTCCAACTACAGGTGCAGAACCAGTAGGTCTTCAAGAAGAATATGAAGTTAATAAAGAAGAACTTTTAGATCTTTATGAGAAACTTACAGTCGATGCAGTAGTCGTTCCTGCTGGTACTTTTCCAATTCCAAACGCAACTGAAATTGAACATGCACAAGACGTTTCACATGCAAAGAAAGCACAACTTGCAGCAGAACAAGAAGCTGCTGTAGTTGGTGAAGAAAATAAAAAACTTACAAAAGAAAACAAAGTATTGGCAAGAAAACTTGATTCAGTTCAAAATAAACTTGCTAAAATTTCTGAAATTGCAGAAGCACTCGCAAACAGAGTTGAAGAGTACGAATCAGCAGTTTCAACACTTAAAGAGAGGCTTGACACATTAACAGTATCAAATGCCAAACTTTTATATAAAAATAAAGTATTGAATAGCAACTCCTTGAATGAGCGACAAAAATCTAAGATTGTCGAAGCACTATCCAATGCCGAATCAGCCGATGAAGCAAAAACAATCTATCAAACACTTCAAAGCACAGTGTCGGGTGACAATAAAGTTGCTGCTCCAAAATCACTTAGCGAAGCAATAAGTAGAACTTCATCAATCATCATGCAAACCAGACAAAACGATGCACCACCTCCTGTAATTGACAGGATGCAAAGATTAGCTGGTATTAAAAATAAATAACATTTAAGGAGTTATTACTATGTCTATTATTGAAAAATTGACAGAGGGTATGGTACAAAGAGATCTTCAAGCAGAAGGCTCAGCCCTCTTAGGAAAATGGGAAAGAACAGGTCTTCTTGAAGGTCTTTCCTCAGAAAGAACAAAACACACAATGGCTAGACTTCTTGAGAATCAAGCTAAAGAACTTCTTCGCGAGTCCAACACAATGGCTGGTGGCGACGTAGAAGGTTTCGCAGCAGTTGCATTCCCAATCGTTCGCAGAGTATTCGCTGGTCTTATTGCCAACGACCTCGTATCAGTACAACCAATGAGCCTCCCATCTGGCCTCATCTTCTTCCTTGACTTCAAAGTATCAAATACAAATGGTGCTCCAAGACTTGGTTATGATGTAAATGATTCATTATATGGTGGTGGCGTTCTCGGTCAACAAATCACTGGTGGTGTTAGCTTAACTGGTGTAAACGAAGAGAAAGGCTTCTACAATATGAATAATGGTTATTCATCACCAACAGGCTCATCTACAGCACTAACACTTACTGCTGTAGCCTCTGGTACATTCGGTAAAGGCGCAGTAACAAACGCCGATGGTGCTGAAGCTTATCTTGATTCATGGGTTAGATACGATGCAGACTTTGCTTCTGGTTCAACAAAACTATTTGTTGCTTCAGCAAATCTTTCTGACTTCTCCAATCTAAATGTTAAAGACCTCGTTGCAGTTTCATTCTCAAGCTCATTGGGTGTTAACGTAACTGGTGCTTTAGGTAGAACACGTTTGGTAAGAAGACTTACAAAGATTGGTGATGGTACTACAATTCTCGGTTCAGCCGCAACTGACAGATCAAAAGTTTACTTTGTCTATGCTTCAGATACTGCTGCTAACGGCGCTGCTGTAAAAGCCGATGCAACTGATTTGACTCAAATCTTTACCTTCCCAATAGTTGATCCATTCGGCACATCAGTCGCCGCTGGCGCAACAAACGCTCTTGGCGCAATCGCTGGTACTGGTACATGGGGTCTTGAAGGCAATGCTAACATCCCAGAAATCGACATTAAAGTTGATTCAATCAGCATCACCGCTGTAACCAAGAAACTCAAAGCAAAATGGACACCAGAACTTGGTCAAGACCTTAATGCTTACCACAATCTTGATGCAGAAGTTGAGCTTACCTCAATTCTTTCAGAACAAATCGGTCTTGAAATCGACCGTGAAATTCTTGAAGACCTCATCAAAGGTGCAACTGCTGGTACTTACTACTGGTCAAGAAGCCCAGGTCTTTTCGTCAACAGAACAACTGGTGTCGAAATTGGCGCATCAGCTAAAGCCCCAGACTTCACTGGTACTGTCTCAATGTGGTATGAAACACTAATTGAAACAATTAATGACGTTTCAGCTCAAATCCACAGAAAGACACTTCGCGGTGGTGCTAACTTCATCGTATGCGGTCCAGAAACTGCAAACATTCTTGAGTTCACATCTGGCTTCAGAGCTAAAGTAACTCACGAAGACGAGAAAGGCGAAGTAGGCGCAGTTAACGTTGGTTCAATCTCCAAGAAATGGGACGTTTACGTTGATCCATACTTCCTTCGTAACGTAATCCTCGTTGGTCGCAAAGGCTCCAGCTTCCTTGAATCTGGTTACGTCTATGCTCCATACGTTCCACTACAAGTCACTCCTACCATCTTTGGTACTGAGGACTTCGTTCCACGTAAAGGCGTAATGACCCGTTACGCTAAGAAAATGGTTAAACCAGACCTTTACGGCTTGGTCATCATTCGTGGTATGTCTGGCGAAAGCGGCGGCGCATGATAGCGTAGCCTAAATAGGCAAAGAAACCCCTCACTCCGAAAGGAATGGGGGGTTTTCTTTATTTATAACTATTTAAAGTATTAAGGAGTATTTATTAAATGGCAGTTCCTGTTTTAACTCCAGCATCTACATTAAGCGCAGTTGTATTACCATCTAGTGGAAATCCTGCTGATGTTGCAAATACATTACCATTGGGTATTTATTCTGCTAATGCTGAATTTCTTTCTGGTGCAGCAGACCAAGTTGCATTTGTTTATAAAAGACTTGGTGGTGATGTATTAGACATTGAATTAACAACAGGAAATGTTTATGCAGCTTATGAAGAAGCAGTATTAGAATACTCTTATCTTGTCAATCTTCATCAATCAATTAATGCTCTTCCTACAATGTTAGGAGCAGCTACAGGCTCATTTAATCAAGATGGTGAGTTTGTTGCTGGCTCTGCTTTGGCTGGAAAGAATCCAGAATTAGCTTATCCAAAATACAATTTACATTACGCCACAAGATATGGAGATGCATTTTCTACTGAAGCTGGAATGGGTGGTGTTGAACCAATTTATTCAGCTTCTATCCCAATAGTTCCAGAAGTTCAAGATTATGATTTGCAAGCTATTATTGAATCAGCTTCTTTAAATAATTATGAACCAGCTACTGGTGGCCCTGTTCCTTATTCTGGTTCTGTTGGAAATAAAAGAGTTATTATTAGACGAGTATTTTACAAAACTCCAAACTCAATGTGGAGATTCTTTGGATACTATGGTGGTCTAAATGCTATTGGTAATTTATCATCTTATGGTCAATATGCAGACGATAGCACATTTGAAGTAATTCCAACATGGCATAATAAACTTCAAGCTATGGCATACGAAACAGCTATTTATACAAGAAACTCTCACTTTTCTTATGAGATTAGAAATAATAAGATAAGATTCTTTCCACAACCACCAGACATAGGCATTACAAATTATTGGGTTGAATTTTCAATTATGAATCAATCTAATCCTTGGGAAACTACATCTGGTTCAGCCGATGATACTGTAAATGGTGTAAACAATATGAATACACTTCCATTTGCAAACATACCTTACAACAGCATAAACTCAATTGGTAAACAATGGATTAGAAGATATGCTCTTGCAATTTGTAAAGAAATGCTTGGACACGTTAGATCTAAATTTAGTACAATCCCAATTCCTGGCGAAAGCGTAACCCTAAATGGTCCTGCCCTAATGTCAGAAGGAAAAGAAGAAAGAAAAGAATTAAAGGAAGAACTTAATAAGATTCTTGAACAAATTACTTATCATAAACTTGCTGAGATCGAAGGCAAAATGTCAGACGATATGCAGAAGCTTAGTCAAAAGATTCCAGTTCTTATTTATACAGGTTGATAATTTATGGAAGATAATAAACTACAAGAAATAACTTTTCAATCTTCTACTATAGAAACAATCGATCTTGCTTTCTATAATTGGTTAAATTATGAAATGAATTTATCTGCAACTTATCCAGAGGGATGGAAAAAGGTTCCTGTAACTTGGGTATCAGCAGAGAGAACCCATCAGATAAAAAATGATAAAGAAATACGCGATTCATCTGGTATGATTATTTATCCAATCATTACAATCGAAAGAAAATCAATAAATAAAGATCCACAAAAAACAGGTTCAATACCAGCAAACTTAAGAGCAGTTAATGATGAAAAAGGTGGAGTTATTACAATAGCAAGAAGGGTAAATCAAGAAAAGACTTCTAATTTTCAAAATGCCGACAACATAAAACATAATAGATCACCAAAATCAAATCCTGTTTTTCCGTTAAACTCAACTGGTTACTCTAAGAACAATAAAGTTGTTTATGAAACAATAACTATTCCAATCCCTGTTCACGTTTCTGTGTCTTACCAAATCAACATCAAAACAGATTACCAACAACAATTAAATGAATTAACTACTCCATTTTTTACAAGAAACGGAAACACAAGATACATTCAATTGTTACAAGATGGACACAAGTATGATGCTTTTATTAAAGGCGATTTTAATTTTGAAAACAATTCTGCACAATTAAATGAAGAAAGAAAAACTTATTCATCTTCAATAACAGTAGAAGTTATAGGTTATTTGATTGGTGATGACAAAAATCAAATAGGTCCAAAGATGACTGTAAGAGAAAGCGCAGTAGAATTCAAGTTTCCAAGAGAAAGAGTTATTGTTGGAGACATACAAGAATTCTTAAATACTTCCAAAAATAAAACAAAATACAGATCTTAAAGCCTTTTGCTGTTTAATAGACTATTTATTAATGTAATTTCACATAATAAGCAGGAGTCTAAAATAAATGGCAGCTTCATCATACAGATTTGTTTCCCCAGGTGTTCAAGTACAAGAGATTGATAATTCAATTCGTACTTCCGATTCACAACAAACAGGTCCAACAGTAATCGGAAGATTTGAAAAAGGTCCAGCAATGCGACCAGTTTATGTTAATTCATTTTCTCAATTTGTACAAACATTCGGCAATCCAATTGCTGGTAACGATGGTACAGACGTATGGCGTGATGGTAATTATGTAGGACCAACTTATGCTGCTTATGCTGCACAAGCTTGGTTAAGAAACACACCAGCCCTTAACGTTATTCGTTTGGTTGGTACAGAGCATCCAAACCATACAAATGCCGATGGTGCAAAAGCAGGTTGGGCAACAGCTAATAGCTTTGCAACTGGTACTGCTGGTGGTGGTGCTTATGGTTTATTCGTTATGCCTTCTGCTTCTGCTGGTACTGCTGTAACTGGAACTCTTGCTGCTATTTGGTACGTTCAATCTGGTTCTGTTCAACTTAAAGATTTAACTGATTCCACACAAGGAACAAACTTAGTTGCCAGATCTGTAACTGGTGGTTCTACTGGCGAATTCAGAGCTGTCATAACAGGACCAAACGGTACTTACGAATCAAACTTTAACTTTGATCCAGCTTCCGACAAATACATTAGAAAAGTATTTAATACAAACCCAATTCTTACAAACGCTAGAATTACAAGCACAGCCAATCTTGAAGATTACTGGCTTGGTGAAACATTTGAAAGAAACCTTGTAGATGTATTTACAAATCAATCTACTCCATACACACTTTCAAGTGCTGATTGCTACGGTTTAATAACAGCTCTTAAGGGTACACAATACTCACTTGACAATCATCACAAACCAGCACGTTCAGCAAAAACTGGTTGGGTAGTTGCACAAGATTTAACAAATAATGCTGCTTCATTCAATCCAGCTAGCCAACAAAAACTATTCAGACTTTCAACTCTTGATGCTGGTGAATACGAGCAAAAGAATTACAAAGTATCTATCGGTGACATAAAAGCTCCAACAAATGATTTTGATGATTACGGAACTTTCTCTGTATTTGTAAGAATGTCAAGCGACAAAGATTCAACAATTAAATTAGTTGAAAGCTGGACAGGTCTAAATCTCAATCCAGCTTCACCAAATTACATTGCTAGAAGAATTGGTGATAAGTATGTCGAATGGGATTCAACACAACTAAGATTAAGAGAATACGGTACTTACGCAAATGCTTCCAAATACATTCGCGTTGAAATGAACGATGATGTTGATGCTGGTAACGTAGATCCAACATTCCTTCCATTCGGTTTCTTCGGACCACCAAAATTCCCATCATTTAGAATAACAAGTGGTTCTAGCCCAACTACCAACGCACCTGTTACTGGCGGTTATGGTGGAAGCTACAATACTGCATTCTTCAATTATACAGCAGTTGACATTACAGCCTCACTTACATTCCCATCACTTCCATTGGTTGTATCAGCTTCTTCTGCTGGCCTTGGCGATCCACGCGATGCATACTTTGGTATCTCAACTGGTATTTCATCTACAAACAACGAATTTACAAAAGGCTACTATGATTTAGTAGGAGCACAAGTTTATGACCATGATGCTGTAGTCGGAACTTACTTGGTCGATTCCTTTGTATTCTCTCTTGACGATGTGTCTGGTTCAACCGCTACTGGTGTTGGCGCAGTATACGTATCTGGCTCAAGAACAGCAGGTACTTCATTAACTGCTGTAAGCGGTGGTTATCGTGGCGTTCTAAATGCAGGTTACAATGGCTTTACAATGCCTCTCTCTAATGGTTTTGATGGTTTCGATGTTACAGAAGCAGAACCATTAAATAACTACACACTTTCACAAGGAACTCCTACAGAGACAACCGATTACATCTACAACACATACAAGCGTGCTATCGATACATGTGCAGATCCAGAGACATTAGTAACAGACATAATTGCTGTCCCAGGTCTTACAAATACATCACTTACAAGTCATCTAGTAAGAACCTGCGAAGCTAGAGCAGATGCACTTGCAATTATTGATCTACCAAATGTATACACACCAGAATCTGAACAATACTACTCAAATAAATCAAGTAGATACGGAACTGTTTCTGATGCTGTAAATGGCATGAGACAAAGAGGACTAAACAGCAGCTACGGCGCAACTTACTATCCTTGGGTACAAATAAGTGATACTGTAAATAACAGAGTACTTTTCGTACCACCATCAGTTGTAGCCCTTGGTGCTATGTCTTACGGTCAAGCAACACAAGAACTTTGGTTTGCTCCAGCAGGCTTCACAAGAGGCGGTTTAACTGAAGGTCGTGGTGGCGTTCCAGTAATAGGCGTAACTGACCGTCTTTCATCAAAAGACCGTGACGCACTTTACGAAGCTAACATCAATCCAATTGCACAATTCCCAGCAGAAGGCATTGTAATCTTTGGTCAAAAGACTCTTCAAGTTACACCATCTGCTCTTGATAGAATCAATGTTCGTAGAATGATGATCTTCGTTAAGAGAGAAATTTCTAAGATTGCATCAACACTTCTATTTGACCAAAACGTAGATGTAACTTGGGCAAGATTTACAGGTCAAGTAAATCCATTCCTTGCAACTGTTAAATCAAGATTGGGTCTTACTGACTACCGCGTAATACTTGACAAAACCACAACCACACCAGATTTGGTTGACAGAAACATCATGTACGCCAAGATCTTCTTGAAACCAGCAAGAGCAATTGAATTTATTGCAATTGATTTCACAATAACTGATTCTGGTGCATCATTTGTTGACTAATAACTATTTACTACTAAAAGGTTGGAGGATTATTTAAATGGCATTCTGGAATGAAGCTGCGTTAGAGCCAAAAAGAAAGTTTAAGTTTTTAATTAGATTTGGAAGAGCCTCTGGTGATCTACCATCTTTTATTGCAAAAAAGTGTGATAAACCATCATTTGATGTATCAGAAGTAGCACATGACTTTCTTGGTCATAAGTTCTATTATCCTGGCAAAGTAACTTGGAAAGAAGTTTCAGCCACAGTAATTGACCCTGCTGGTTCTGGTGGTGTTGGTGACGAAGATTTAGCTACAATTACAGCACCATCAACTGACGTAACTAAATCTGTTTATGAATTGTTACTTCGTGCTGGTTATCAATCTCCTGTTGCTGCTGGTTCAGCTATAACAGGTGCTGGTGCTGGTGCTACCTTAAGAACAATGGCAAAAGGAACAGCTACAAGACAATTTGATCAAATTCAAATTATTCAAATTGATGCAAATGGTAATGCACTTGAAACATGGTTACTTAACAATGCTTGGTTAAAAAGCGTAAACTTTGGTGGTCTTGATTATTCATCAGATGACATTAATGAAGTTTCATTTACATTTAGATACGATTGGGCTGATGTTATCGTTGGTTCCTTCGATTCTTCTGTAGAATCTTAATAGAGGGTTCTAATGTTCTGGACCGATAAAGGTGGTATTGAACTAGTAAAAAAGAACTTATTTACTGCAAAGTTTATTGTTACAAATCAAAACAAACTTGATGAGGTAACTAAAGATAAAATAGAAGGCTGGAACGGCACAGGAAATCCAGAAATAGAGAAAAACTTTACATTATTAGTAAAGAAGATTGATGCTCCTTCTATGAACATCGGGTTTGAAAGAGGCTTGGCAAACAATTATGTTCACTACTTTCAACAGGGTGAGATTAATTGGGAGCCAATAACTGTAACTTTTATTGATGCTATTAGCCTACAGAACAATAGACTTCCAAATTGGAAAAAGATTTTTTTTGATTATTCAAATAAATTCTTTAGAATAGATAATAGAACTGGTGTTTTAGACTTACCTATTTTTTGTAATTTTATTGTTATAGAATCAAAAGTAACTTCATTAAATAATAAAGAAACTGATAGTTTAAAAGAACAATCAAAATTATTATCAACACATTTTTCCATTCATAATCCAAGAATAACAAAAATCTCTTTTGGTTCATATGACTACGCTTCAGATGATGCAAATGAGATTACTGTGACATTTATACCAGAATGGTGTAGTTATGATAATTCAATAGATGAAATAAAAGACAACGCACCAAATTTATAAAACTAACAACGAGTGATTAATGAGAAATAACCTAGATAGATTAGGGTTAGAAAATAACAAACCCCAAGATGATAATGCAAGTATCACAAGCACTTTAACCTTTGTAGTGCCAACAGAGATTGTAGACCTTCCATCAAAAGGAATGTTCTATCCACCAGAACATCCATTACATGGAAAAGAAACAATTGAAATTAGATACATGACTGCAAAAGATGAAGATACATTAACAAATCAATCTCTTCTTAAGAAAGGTGTTGCATTAGAAAAAGTACTTCAAGACATAGTAATTGATAAAAGTATAAAGATTGATACATTATTGCTTGGTGACAAGAACGCAATCATAGTAGCAGCAAGAAAATCAGCTTATGGTGCAGAGTATGAAACAAAAATAACTTGCCCATCTTGTGGTAAACAACAACAATATGAATTTGATCTTAACAACTGTAACATTAAAGAACCAGTAGATTTAGATTCATTGAGCGATATGGGTATTAACGTAACTGATAGAGGAACTTTCATTACTCAATTACCTATTTCAAAGTTCAATGTTGAACTAAGATTACTAACTGGTAAAGACGAATTGTTCCTTTCTCAAAAAACAAGAGAAGCACAACAAAGTAAAAAAGAAATAGATTCTCTACTTTCATTGCAATTAAGAATGATGGTTAATTCAATTAATGATGTAACTGATCCTAAACTAATAACAGAAGCAGTTTCAATGCTTCCTGCAAGAGATTCTATCAAACTAAGACATACTTATAAAACAGTTGCACCATCTTTAGATTTGTCTCACGATTTCCAATGTAGAGCTTGTTCAGAGGAAACGAGATTGGAGGTTCCGTTTACAGCGGACTTTTTTTGGCCTAAGTGAGAATTATCAAAAACAAGTTTATGAACAATTTTTCATACTAAAGTATCATGGTGGTTGGTCATTTATAGAAGCATACAATCTTCCTATTGGTCTTAGGATGTGGTTTATTGAAAGGCTTGCTAAACAAATCAAAGATGAATCAGAAGCTATGGAAAAAGCATCAAAGAAGAAATAATTGAAAACGGGCTTAACGCTCGTTTTCTTTTTTTTATTACTAATTAATAACATGATAAACAATAAAATTAATGAAGGAAAATTTGTTGATGCTTTTAGTAGACTAGCACAATCATTTAATGTACGTAAAAAACCACAACAAACTACTACTACAAAAGTACAACAACAACCAGTTCAGCAAAACCAACCAGTTCAACAAAACCAACCAGAACCAACACAGGTTCCTTCTGGTTGGAATCCAAAAAAAGGAACTGAAGTAAAATTAAAAAATGTTCCATACAGAGTATCAAAAAATGGAAATTGGGTTATTGCTGATAAAACTGGTAATGCAGTTGATAAAAGAAATTTAAATTTATTAAATGCTTTGAATCTTGAAGCTTATAAAGTTGAATGGCGACAACAAAATTCTAATAAAATACCAACTACTATTAGTGAATCATTAGTACTTCGTTGGAAAGAATTAGCAGGAATTAGAGGTTAATTAAATGGCAGTTGAAGATTCAGTAACGGCGATTGCTAGATTAACAGCAAGAGTAGAGGAACTTATAGCCCGTGGTGTTTCTGACGATGATACAAGAATAACAGATCTTCGTACTGCAATAGAAGCTCATAATGCTCGCATGAGAGAATCTTTAGAGCTACAAGAAAAAAGAAACAGATTATTACAAATAGAATTAGATCTATTAGAAAAAAATAAAAGTTTTTATAAAGAAAAAAATGAAAGTTTAGATGCTTTTATTAGAAAAGAAAAAATAGAATTAGATTTAAATGAAGATTTTGGTCAAAAAAAATTATTTGAACTAAGAAAAGAAGCAGAATTAAAAGAAGCTAATAGAGAAACAGATGAAGAAGCATATCAACTTGCATTAGATGCATTAGCGGAAGCTCAAAAACGTTATACAATAAGAGAAAAAGAATTAGAAATAGCTAAACAAATTGGTGATGAAACAAAAAAGATGTTGGGAAGTACCTTTGGTATTTCTACTAAATGGAAAGACACAATTTGGGGTAAACTAGGAGATAAAGAATCAGATTTCAAAACTAACATTACAGCAATTGGCAAATCTTTTAGTGATACATTTACAGGAGCAAACATTGCTGGTTCATTGTTATTTAAAGGTATAGAAGAAACAATGAAAGCATTTACTCAGTATGATGCTGCTTCTGCTTCAATAGCTAAAGTTGCAGGAGATAATGAAAGATTACAAAATGTTCTTCAAAATACTGCAAGAGGTGCAACAGCTTATGGTATTTCATTTGCTGAAGCTGGTAAAGCTATTGAAGGACTTTACACAGAACTTAATACTTTCTCTACATTATCTCAAAAAGTACAAGAACAGCTTACAGTCTCAACAGCTAAATTAGAAAAGCTTGGAATTTCCTCTCAACAAAGCGCAAAACAAATTGCAACACTAACTCAAATAATGGGTATGACAGAAGTTCAAGCAGGTAAAACAGCAGAACAATTAGCTGGTTTTGCTTTGGCTATTGGAAAGTCTCCTCAACAAGTAGCCTCTGATTTTGCTGGTGCTTCCGACAGATTGGGAGCATATGGTAATAAAATGATTGATGTATTTAAAAATCTTGAAACACAATCAAAAGGAACTGGTGTTGCTCTAAATGATCTTCTTAGTTTAACAGAGAAGTTTCAAACATTTGAAGGTGCCGCTTCTGCTGCTGGTAAACTTAATGCTGCTCTTGGTGGTGGTTTCGTTAATGCTATGGAACTGCTTGAGGCATCTTCAGAAGATCCATCAAAAGCAATTGATTTGTTAAGAACAAGATTGAATGATGCTGGTTTAGCTTTTGATCAATTGTCTTTCTATGAGAAAAAATTGATAGCTGATGCTGGTGGTTTCAAAACTGTTGAAGAGGCAAGTCGTATTTTATCAATGACAAATGCCGAGGCAGAAAGAGCAGCCAAAGCAGATGCTGAAAGAGCAGCACAACAAGAATTGGTGAATGACGCAATTCAAAGATCAATTCCAATTCAACAAAAACTTGAATTAATAATGGCTAATCTAGCTATCGCAATGGGGCCAGTTGTTGAAGTAATAAGTGATCTTTTTTCTCTATTTGCTATGTTTGTAGATAGTACTATTGGTAAAGTTATTATTGGAATTTTGGTAGCTATTGGTATAGCTGCACTTGCTACTAGCTCACCTCTTCTTGCTATTGCAGCAGCCATTTATGGAGTAGCAAAAGCTTTTGAATGGTTACATGATACTTTACTAGTTCCACATTCTCCAGTTCTATTTGATTCTCTACTTTCAATGCCAAAAATCTTTGGTGGTATGGCTTCTTCTTTAGGTGGATTTGATGGACAATTAAATGGAACATTAAATAATTTTGAAAAATTTGAGAAGTCAAGCAAGAGTATAGCATCAAGTCTTGAAACTTTACCAGAGTCTATTTCTTTTACAACTCCTCAATTGGGTAAGTTAAATTCAAATATGGAAGTTACTAACAAAATAACAGATGCTACAAAACAATCTGTAGATGTAATAAATAATTTGAATACAGATAAAGCTAAAATGTTAGTAAATGTTATGTCACCACAAACACCAAATGTTACTGTGACACCTACAATCAATCAACCAGCACCAGAAGTTAAAGTTTACTTAGGTAACGAACCAGTGAAGAACATTGTAAACAAAGTTATGAATGGTGGAAGCAATTTGGCACCACAAACATTAGGAGTACCAATTAGATAATGGCTGAACTTTATCCTGGCGAGCATTTTTTTCGAAACCAAACTACTGGTCTTATAAAAGTTAAAAGTATAACTTATAATGTTGAAATTTGGTTTCTTCCTTATGATTTAAAAATTACAGAAAACTTGACTCCAGAATGGAATCAAGAAACTGTAATAGGTAGAATGGACCCTATTGCAAGATTCAAGAGAATGGGAAGAACTATAAACATTAATTTTAAAGCAAGAGCAAAAGAAAATCTAGGTGATAAAGATGCTTATCTTCCTTATGATGATTTGTTGCATTGTGTAGATCATTTAAAGAAACTTTGCTATCCAAGATACAATGGCGAACAAATAATGACTTCACCACCAATGTTCAGAATACAACATGAGTTAATAGCTGCTGGTGAAGCTACAGTTAACAACGGTGTTTTATGTTACATAACTACCTTAAAAGCAGATCCAGTTATGGACAAGAATACTGTATACTATAAAATTAATGGTGAACCTTCTGAATCTCGTGGTAACATGAGAACTGGTGTCTATCCAAAACAATTTGACATAAACATAGGTTTTACAGTATTGAACGAAAACCTTGCAGAACAACAAGTTAGTGGCATTTTAGATAAGAAGTATTTCTATAATTATTCAACTAAAAATGGTCCTAGAAGTGGTCATGTAGATGGAGTAGATAAAACACCAGAAAATCAAAGAAAAACAAATCAAGATAATTTATCTGGCGCTGGTGCTAGCGCAAATGTAGATGCCGCACAAACTAAAGTATTAAACCAAGGTCAAGGATAATAATGGCAACAAGATTCACATTTAATAAAATTGTTACAACTTCAACTAGTGATTTTGATTCTTTAAGTCAGCTTATAGAACAGCGTGGATTAAAAAACATAAGTCACTATACAACATCTACATTAGTGTACCCAACTGCTGAGCAAATTAATAGATTAGTTATACAACAACATACTTGGAAGGGTGGTGATAAATTTTGGAAGCTATCAGCTACTTATTATGGAGATCCAAAGTATTGGTGGATTATTGCTTGGTATAATAAAAAACCAATTGAAGCCACAATAAACGTTGGAGACATAATTGAAATTCCACAACCTTTATCTGACTTACTGGGGTTTATAACCTAAAATGGTAAATGACATAAAATTTAATAGTCAAGCCTTTATCCTATCTTACATAGATCAAATAATTGATGATTTAGATCCATCTTACGATCATGTGTTGACATTAGATACAAGCAATAAAAGCTTTTCTGAGTGTATTGCTTTAATGAATGGTAAGAGCGAAGCATTATCTATTTCAAAACTTAAAACACACCAATACAATGCTTTAATACCAAAAATAAGATTATTTAGAGTAAATCAAGGCGAGACTCAAGACCAAGGATACTCTGAATACGAGTTTGTGTTTAACAAAAATTATAGAACATCCAACATCATGGTTGGAGAAGATTCTTTATTAACAGGAAATAATTGCGGCATCAAATCAATTAATTGGATACTTGCTGGAACAAATCCTGTATCAGCAGAAAAGACCATTGAAGTAAAATTAGAATTTTATTTTGATTCAATCAATTCTTTTTCTGGTGGTAGCTATGATCAAATGCTTAATTTTTGGAACAATCCTAATCCTTCTTTATTAAACTCTCCATTTGATAACCAACAAAATAAAACTACAACTAATTTTTGGTCACTCATTTATCATCCTAAACTTAGAGCAGATGAATACCAAAGTCCATTATTCAGAATAAAAGCAGTTGTTGGATGGGAGCAGATAGACCCAAACATAATACAACATTTGTTTGATAAAGACATAAACGAAGAACTTTACGATTCAGATTTAGTTATGTATTTAAATTTAGTACAGCATAATTTTGAATTTAATGAAGATGGAAGTATAAAACTAACAGCAAATTACATTGCTAGTTTAGAAAATTCTTTTTCATCTAAGCCTTTTGATTTATTAAGAGGATTGAAAGAGTCAATTGATAGATTAAAATTTATTAATGTTAAAACTTTAAATTCTATTAATGCCATAGGAACAGACCTAAGTGGTTTAGGAGATAAATTACAGGGGGCTGGTCTTGCACAGGAAGCAACTTTTGAAGAAGTAGCTTCAAGAAATGAAAATGATTTAATAAATGCAGCAGAAACTCTTTCTTATACATCTTTAGAATCAAAAATAAAACTTCTTAGATATGTTAGAGATAATAAAAACTCTTTACAATCTTTTGTAGAAGAAATTGGATGCTCACAAAGCATTTCTCCAGATGATAGAGTAAAATTAATTAATTCTTTAACACAAGATTATCAAGATAGACTTACTAGTTTAATTGAGACTTTTGAATCTGTTCAAAAAGATACACAAACCGAAATTGATAAAGCAACACAAAACATAAAACTTTATCATTATTCAAAATTATTGCAAAATTTAATAAGAATTAAAGGAAATGGAAAGTATGCAATTTATGGTTTAAGTTTATCAGAAAGGCAAGTTAAAGAATGGTTAGATTGGAAGAATGGAAAGAATAATAATAAACCATCTTTTACTAATTTAAATGCCGAAGAAAGTGCAAACGTCAGTATTGTTCAAAGCGCATCAGAAATTCTTTCTTTAAATAGAGAAGCTGGAGATACTTCTGAATGGGTTGAACGTACAAATCCAGTTGAAGTTGCAACAAGAGTATCGACAAATAGCCAGGGCGAGAAAATTGATTTAGCTAATTATAATCAGCAGGTAGATAGACCAGATACATTCGATGAAGCAATGGATGTTTTAATTCAAACGGAAGAATCAATAGGTGGAAAATCTATTTTCTTTACAACAATAGGCCACGTTGTTGATTCTGCTTTTGAAATTATTAATAAAAATGTAACAGGAGCAGAAATAACAGAATTTGCAAAAAATAAAATAATGTTTTCTACTTTTGCTCCATCTCTTACATCAACACAACAATTTAAATCTATTGCGTCTATTCCTATTGAAATGAATTTTTTAATTAAATTATTAGATGAAATTTTATACCAAAGAGGTGCAACAGAATTATCTTTGTTTCAATTTTTGAAAGAACTAACAGTAAAAGTTGCAGAACCAGCACTACAATCAAGAGAAATTCCAATTAATGATGGACAAAAGTATGCTAGTACTTCAATTGCTTCTACTGTTGTATCGCTAGGCTCGCAGACAGCAGATCCTTTAAGTACAAATTTTTCATTACCTAATAGTTTAAAAACTATTTCTTTATTTGGAAAGAAAAAAAGTGATTTAAAACCTTATTATTTAAGTAATTCTAATCTTAGAAGTAATACTTTAAAACCATTTAATTATTTTATAATCTATGATAGATTTAATAAAGACTTTGTAGGCTCCGAAAAAATTATAGAAGACGAAGCAAAAGGTGTTTATCATTTTACAGTAGCACAAAATTATGGTTTGATAAAATCAATTAACTTTACAAAAATTGATCAACCTTTCTTAAAAGAATCAAAATCTGTTGGCAAAAAAACTATTTACCTTGGACAATTTAGAGATCTTTATAATGCTAGTATAAAGATGATAGGTAATAACATTTTCCATCCAGGTATGATTTTATTTATTAAACCAACTATTGAATTTGGAAAAATTATTTCAACTAATTCAGCAAATCCTACTTTTGCTCAATTAACAGGAGTTGGTGGTTATTATACTGTAATTAAAGTTGATAGTTCTATTACAGATGAAAGCTATACAACTAATCTTACTTGTGTTTTTCATTCTAATGACGGAAACCAGCCAGAAGCGAATAAAGAAGATTGTAAGGTATCTGAATTAGAAAAAGCTGGTTTAGTAAATCCAGATGGTAGTGTTGCACCGCTTTCTGGCTTCTTAACTTCAAAATTAGAAGAAATTAGAAATCAAATTCAAAAAGAGAAAGAAGAAGAAGAACAAAGAAAATTACGAGAGCAACAAGTTGATAAAAGTGTAAATAATAATTTTAATTTATAGATGTAGAAAAATGCAGGAAAATAAGTAAATGGCAGTACTAGGTAAAAATAATCAAAAAACAGCACAACAATTTATCTTTAGAAAATACTATGATGTTATTTATTATCCAAAAGATTATACAAACATTATAGATTTTTGGAAGAACTCTTTATTATACGGAAAAGTTGATACAGAATTAGATTCTGTTATGGTAAATACAAATTATTTAAAAGTATTGAAAACAAATTCTGTTGTTAGATCAACACAAAATTATGCTGTTTCATTTGTTGCAGATTCCTTTAATGAAATGGTTCTTGAATTTCAAAGAGCAGATCAGTTCAAGATAATACCAAAATCAAAATTAAATCCTTTAAATGTTTCTAATTCTATTATAATACCAAAAACAAAGTATGATGAAACAATTAAACTTTTCTTAGATTCTTCTTTTACAAAATCTATACTTAAAGATAAAACTTATAATCTTAAAGATTTCTTAAATTATTTTATTTCTATCATTAGTAATACATCATTAAATGTAAGCCAAACTTCTTTTGTGTCAAGCAACATTTCCAGCCCTTCTATAAGTGGGTTAGTTATAGAGTTAGCATCTTTAGATCACGGTGAGGATAGACCAAAAGCTTCTCAGTACTTGGAAGATCCAAACTATCAATTTTTTATAAATACAGCAGAAAAGTATAGTTTTTTTGTTGATAAAAATGCTCCTTGGAGATTAGTGTATAACGTCAGTACAAGTTTTGCAGCAGAGAAAATGAAAACATACAATTTTAATTCTGTTGACGAAATGTTTTCTAATGTGTATAGTAAAACTTACTTAAGCGATTGGAAGGAATTAAAAA